GAGGCGGTCATTCGCGGCTGACATTCCAAATCCCCACGATACTTACCGCAACAATCAACACATCTTCTCAGTATGTGGGCTCTACCACGATTGTAGATTTTATTGCTGCGTCTAGGTCATCTTCATCAGGGTTTGATGTCAGAGAAGGCGGCCAGACTTATTTTCACAGTAGTGCAACACAAACCCTCCCAACCTCAAATATCTCTGTGTTCAGCAGGGGCGGTACAACGTTCTTCATCGACTCTCGTCTTGCCTTCTACTCCATCGGCGAAGCCCTAGATTTAGCCCTATTTGATGCCCGCGTCACCGACCTCATCAACGCAATCGGAGTGGCAATCCCATGACCTACACAAACCACGACCTTTTAGTCACTGCCCCTAATCAAACGGAGGTGTTGCGATGAGCTGGACTATTACGGGAAGCTTTGCTCAACCCGACGAACCCGAAGCACTTGCTTACATTTCTGCTGTAGAAGCTGCTGATGGACAGACGCTTGAGGATGGCGTCAAGTTCGCGTATAACAGTTTTATCAAAGGATGTAAGGCTGACGGCATCTGGGACGCCATCAAAGCATCGTGCATCCTTGCCGGTGCTCGGACGCAGAGCGGTGCGATGGTTCCACTGGTGAGCACCATGCCTACTCCAACAATGTTTGGCACTGTGGCTGGGTGGAACTATAACCGAAAGACTGGATTGCAGGGCAATGGAACGAATAACTATCTGAATACCAATAGAGATAGCATTTCCGACCCTCAAGATGACTTTCACCAAGCAGTGTATTCAAGTGCCCCTATCTCTGGGATTAGCGCTCTAATTGGTACATCTGGAACAGGCCATGGCAGTCATATATTTTTCAACGTTTTGAAGTATGAGATGAGAAATAGACACGACGGCCTCGCTTCCAGTGCTCCTAATACTCTTGGCGGCTTTGTAGGTTCATCAAGAAGTTCATCCGCTTCCTACGACTATCGCGCAAATGGTGCCTCTTCTACTGCCCTCATAACCTCAATACCAGTGCCAGGGTCAAGAAACCACTTTGTATTCGCTCGAAATAACGGCACTTCTGCAGAGTTCTTTGCAACTCAAAGCATTGCCTTCTACAGCATCGGCGAATCCTTGGATCTTGCTCTTCTTGATACTCGTGTCACCACGCTGATGAGCGATCTCGCGGCAGCGATACCCTGAGCGCCCTCGTAGTGTCCCCGACTAATGCAGGCTAGAATTCATTTGTTTCCGCCCTGCTCCGGCATCGGGCCTGCTATTGCTGATGGCATTCACCGAAGACCTAAGTGTGTTTCTCGCTGATTTTGGCGTACCGATTTCGTCTGGATCAGCAAGTGGGCTTGGAATTCTTGATATGCCAAGCGAGATGGTTGCTGATGGGGTGGTGCTGACGACTGACTACAAGGTCACTTGTCTTGCAAGTGAATTTGGCGATTTGCAATATGGCACTGGTGTGAACGTAGATGGACTGCCATATACGGTGCGATCTGTTGAGCTGCTTGATGATGGGAAGTTTTGTGATTTGATGCTGCAACGCAGTGCGACGCCTGTGTTGGCTGATGTGGTGCCGGCGGTGCTCGATGGTGATGGAGTCGATACAGAGAGCACGGTTATCCTTGATGGAGGCGGCCCTGCGACTGAGTATGTGGCCGGAAACGTACTCGACGGCGGTGTGCCATGAGCGACACGATTACGCGCTTCAAGCTTCGCAACGGTACTGCTGCAGCTTGGACGGCGGCTAATCCAGTGCTGCTGGCTGGTGAGATGGGTATCGAGACTGATACTCGTCGTTACAAGGTTGGAGATGGTACGACGGCTTGGGCAAGCTTGAGCTATTACATCGAAGGTGTACTGGCCCGAGGTCAAGCAAGCAAGACAACTGCTGGCACGATTGCAATTGCGCAAGCCGGGACATATCAGAGCACTGGTCTGACTGCGACTTTTGATAGCGCAACGGATTATCAGGTGGTGCTTGGAACGAGCGATACGTTTGGCTTGAAGAATGACAGCGGCACCACCAAGCTGTTTATGGTGCAAGCGAGCATGGACGCCTATGCCGGCAACAACCACACGCTTGGCATCAAGCTGGCCAAGAATGGCGTTGGCATTGATCAGTCTGAGTGCCGCGCTTTTAGTGGGTCTACGGGGCAGATTGCAAAATTGTTTTGCTTTTGGATGATTGAGCTGGCAGATGGCGATGAGGTTGCCTTATATGTCGCGAACATTGGTGATACAACGACGATTCAATTTCAACGCGGAAGAATAAGTGCAATAGAGGTCAAGGCGTAGGGCTATGGACCGCAAAACCTTCAAAAACTGGGTCAAGGTCTTAGAGGCTCTTGAGGCAGCTGGTAAGACCGATTGTCATATCTACAGACGTGCGCAGGCCATAGTTAATGGGAGACCTGACCCTGGTCCGTTTGGCTCTTTGTACGCAAAACCATGACCACTAAGCGCGAAGACATCCTTTCAGCAATACGAACTGCCCTCACGGACACGACAGGTGTTGGCACGCGCATTTACAGAAGCCGGGTCGAACCGATGTCTCGTGGCGAATCACCAGCCTTAGTGGTCGAGCCGCTTACGGATACCCCGGTTCAAAACACAGCACTGCCGACGCTGGATTGGACCCTTAGGGTGCGGATCAGCGTGATTGTCCGCGCAACGGTGCCGGACCAAAGCGCCGACGAGATTATTGAAAGTCTGCACTCAAAAGTGATGGCAGACCTGACTTTGGGCGGTGAAGCGATTGACGTACAGCCCGCACAAACCACATTCAATTTTGTCGAAGCTGATCAACCGGCAGGCGTCATTTTCTGCGAATACGACGTGCGTTACCGCACTCAAGTTGCTGATCTGACCCAATAAATCACTCGATTTAGACTTGGGCCTAACAAGTCACTCGACTTACCATGACTGATGAACACCGTGGTGAAGGCGGGAGCTACCTGCTGGACCCGGAAACGGGCGAGCGCAAGTTAATCAAGCGCACGTCTCCCCCAACACCATTCGAGGTAACCACCGATGGCTCTGCTCCTGCGGAAACGCCTAATCCTGATCGAAACGGAGTCGACGTACGGGACGGATCCGACTCCCACCGGAACCGACGCCGTTCTCGTAAGGGATCTGAACATCACCCCTCAGCAGAGTGATGTTGTCAACCGCGATGTTGTTCGCCCCTACCTCGGTGCTTCCGAGCAGCTTCTGGCCAACACTCGCGTTGAATGCACCTTCAGCGTCGAACTGACCGGCTCTGGCACCGCTGGCACGGCTCCTGCATACGGCAAAGCCCTTCAGGCTTGCGGTCTTGACGAAACCATCGTCGCTTCCACCAGCGTCACCTACGCGCCCGTCAGCTCCAGCTTCTCCAGCGTCACCATCTACTACAACATTGATGGTCTGCGTCACAAGGTGACTGGCTGCCGTGGCACGTTCGTGATCAACGCCAACGTCGGCGAAATCCCCACGATCGATTTCACCTTTACCGGCGTTTACAACGCTCCTGACGACAGCGCACTGCCCTCTGCGACCTTCGCAAACCAGGCAACCCCGCTGATCTTCAAGAACGGCAACACCAGCAGCTTCCAGCTCCTTTCCTACGCTGGCTGCCTGCAGTCCTTCAGTTTCGACATCGGCAACACCCTGGTGTACCGCGAACTGATCGGTTGCGACAAGGAAGTTCTCCTAACCGACCGTGCCTCCACTGGCTCGACCACCATCGAGGCCGTGAACATCGCCTCGAAGGATTACTTCGCTGCTGCTCTAACTGACACCAGCCTGGGGAATCTGGACTTCACCCACGGCACCGCCGCTGGCAACATCGTGGACTTTGCTTCCACCCGTATCGACATCGGCGACGTGTCCTACGGAGACCAGGACGGCATCGCAATGTTCAACATCCCGTATACCTGCGTGCCCAGCACCAGCGGTAACGACGAGTTTTCTCTGGCTTTCACCTAAGCCAAGGACTCACACCACACCGGGGCCGCTCATGCGGCCCTTTTTTGTGCCTGTAAGATAAAGCGGAACTACTACTTCTTCTTATGGCGTTCGTACGCAAGAAGGTCAAAACCTTCAAGTGGCCCGTAAGTATTGAGGAGCCTAGCGACGGCGGCACTTTTGACACCAACACTTTCGATGCAACGTTCAAACGTGTTGGCCGCAAGGATTTCCTGAAGCTCAGCGAAAAGAGCGAGCTTGACCTGCTCAAGGCTGTGCTGGTGGGCTGGGACGGTATCGACGATGAAGACGGCAAGGCTGTGCCTTTTTCTTTGGATGCTCTGCGCGATCTGAGCGACGACCCTTACTGGATCCGCGGTGTCCTCAAGGCGTATACCGACACCTTTGAAGGCGCCAAGTCGGGAAACTAAAGGACGCTGCGATCTACTGGGCCGGCGGCGGTAAGCGCGTCGAGGATCACTCGCAGGATGATGCCAAAGCTCTTGGCATTGTCCTGCCCAAGCCCAAGAAGGAAAGCAGCGAGCACTTTGAAGTTTGGGACGATAACTGGGACATCGTGATGATGTTCATGCGTATGCAGACCCAGTGGACAACCAGCATGGCCGGCTACGTGGGTTTGAAGTATGAGGTGCTGCTTAGTTCTGGAGGGCTATTTGACCTCTACAATGTCGACAACCGCCGCGACATGCTTGAGGGCCTTCAGATCATGGAGGCCGCAGCACTGAGCGAACTCAGCAAGAAGAGCTCCGATGGCTAAGACGGTAAGCGACATTTTTCTAAGGCTGAAGCTTGACGGCAAGGAACAGCTTGAGAAGCTGAAGGGGTCATTCCGTGGCCTTGAAAAAACCATAGGTATTACGGACGCAGCATTAGAACAAATACGTTCTGAACTTGTTGCGTACAACCGCGAGGGCGGAGCAAGTATTGCTGTTCTTAAAGGTCAGATTAGTGCTTTAAGCGATCTACAAAAACAAGCGACTGCCGGGGGCAGAGTATTTCGTCAGCTGAGCAGAGACGTTGAAGCGTTTGAGCGTCGGCTCCAACAGGCTGAAGCTCAAGCTAATGCTACTGAAAGAGCAGTATCTTTCCGAGCAGCACAGGGTCGCTTTGTCTCGCGAACTCCAGGTGGTCTGTTTGGCAAAGTTGCCCAGCTGCAGCAAGCCGCGCAAGCGGAGCGGTTTAT